GGGAGGTGAAAGGAGAAAAGCCCTCGCAGGAGGACCCCCTGACTCCCTCGACCAGGACAGACGGCGGGTGGCACCTGGGAGGGAGGGTCTGTGGCGATCTAGTCGCGAACCTCCCCGAACAGGGCCATCTGGGTGCGCTTGGAGAAGTTGCCGTGCGGCGTCCAGCCGCGGTCAGCCTGGAACTTCTTGACAGCGCCCTTCGGGTAGATGGGGCCTGCGTCCGGTGCTGTGGGACGCGTCTTGGTAACCCCCAGGTCAAACAAGCGGCTCTGCAGCCGCCACAGGGCCTTCGGATTCCCGTCGATCACGTTCTGGCGTGACGGAACCTTGCCGTCCCAGGTCGCCGTCGAGTTCGCGTACTGGGCGGCTTGCTGGCGCCAGAAGATCGGGTTGTAGGCCTCGGCCACCTTGGAACCCGGCCACTCGCGCCAGGCCTTGTGCATGGTGTCGCCCTTGCGCCCCAGGTCAGGGCTCGGACCCTTGGGGTTGACTCCGTAGGATCCGTCGGTCCAGGCCTGGTGGGTGATGATGCGTGATCCGTCCTTGGGCCAGCCACACAGGTCGCTCAGGGCCGCCAAGGTGCGCGCGGTGTTTGCGATCTGCTCTTGGGTGATGGTGCCGTACTTGCGGCCGGCGTCGTCGATCTCGATGCCGAACATGCGGCAGGCACCGGTGTAACCCTCGGAGCAGTAGTTGTTGATGCCAATGGCAGGGAAAGGTCCGCCGGTCCCGCAGTGCCAGCAGCTGCCGGCGCTGGCAAGCCACACATCTTGGTTGCCTCTACCAATGAGCATGTTGGCTGCAGGCTTGTCGTAGGCGTTGAGTAGCCAGTACAGCGACGGTGACCCGGTTGGTCCCGTGGCTGACGCCGTAGCGGTGTGATGAACAGTTGCTGCCATGAGGCCGGGGGAACCCCCTGTTCCTTGCCAGGGGCGTCCCACGGTGTCCCACCCGTCAGCGAGGCGAACGGGGACTCCGTGATCCCGCAGCGCGGCGACCAGTTCCTTGGGGGAGGGGTTGAGGTTTCCCATCAGTGCTCCTCATCTGCGAGGTCGTCGTACACCTCGGTGGCGTACCAGCCATCGGGGGTGATGCAGACTGAATCGGCCGCATCGAGCAATCCGTCACTTTCCTTCGGCGACGGCTCTGCGGTGACAGGCGTGGGCCGTGTGGGTGCGGCGGATGCAGGTGTCACCGGGGGAATGGTGGGCGTGGGGACGCCCGCGTCCTCAGATGCCTTCTTCAGGGCATCAAAGAAGCCACTCATGACTTCTCCGGATCGACCAGGCTGGGGGAATCCTTCTTATTGACTTCGGCACTAAGGATCGAGGTGGCGTAGGACAGGAGCATGCCGCCGAGGCCCAGGCCGAGTGTCGTCTTGAGGTCGATGCTGAGGACGTTGAGAACGCCCGCAGCGCCGAGTGTGACGACGAATTGGGCGAGTGTTTTCAAGGCGCGCTCGGTCGCCTCTTTCCAGAACACGCTAGTGAACACTGGTGGTTCCTTCCGTTGTTGTGCTGTTTGCTGCGTCGACCTGGTAGGTGCGGACGTCTTCGTAGGCGGCGCCTCCGATGTAGGCCGCGATGACGGTGCCGATGAGGGCAAATGAGGAAAGGACGAGCGTTTGAGCAAGGCTGGTGTCGTCCCAGCGAATGGCCACGTACACAACGACAGCCATTGCGAAGAGCATGGATCCGAATACGGCGCGGCGACGAATCTTCCAGGACGGCTTACTCATCGCTGCCCGGCCTCAAGTGCGTCGATCCGGGTCTGCTGCTCGCGCACTATGTGAACAAGACACGCAAGAATCCCGCGCACGTCGATACCTTCGACGCGGCCAGACTCATCGAACATCACCGCTGATGGAAACTTCAGCTCTACGTCTTCGGCGAGAAAGCCAGTGTTGATGCGCGCGGGGTCTTGTTCCCAGCGGTATCTGATGGGGGTGAGATCGAGGACGGCGTACGGGTCAACGGGTGCAGGTCCATTGCTGTCTCCTTGCCGGCCGTAGTCGACAACCTCGCTGAGGTCGGCGCCGTTGAGTGAAGTGATGTCGATTTTGAATCTTTGCGCCGAGTTGGCGTGGGTAGTCCGCAGCATTTCGCCGGTGTCGGTGTTCACGCGGACGTTGGGAACGCTCGTGCTGGCCGATCCGGAACTCCTCATGGAGTTTGCGGAGTAGCTGCCGGTAATGGACAGGCTCCCGTTGAAGGAGCTGTGACTGTGAGATGTCGTCGCGTACAGGGTGTTGTGATTGTGGGTGGTCGTCGCGTAGGCCGTGTCGTGGTTGTGGCCGGTAGCTGAGTACTCCGAGTGAGTGTGACCGGCCGTTGAATACACCGTGTCATGATTGTGCGTGGTGGCGGCGTAGTCATTGTGGGTGTGGCCCGTGGTGGCAAATCCGGAGTGGTCGTGGTTTCCCGCTGCGGCCTGGTTTGCACCGGTGCCCAGAGTGTGGTGTAGCGATCCGGGTGCGGTGTCTGTGTCGGGGCTGTTATGAGATTGCGCCTGGGTGTGCGTGTGTGCAGAGACTGCATATTCGGTATGCGTGTGTGCGGCGAGTTCCGCCGACGAGTGTGTATGCGTTGCGGCGGCGTACTGGCTGTGGACGTGCCCGGAGTCGGATTTGCCAGCAAGGGCTCCGGAGAGCCCGGTAACTGCCGTAATGGCGACGTTGACGCTGCCGGATCCGTTGTGGGTGTGGGCGGCTACTGCGCTTGCAGCTGCCGTGGCCTTGGTGTCGGCGGTTGCGGCGGCTGTTTGTGCGCCGGTGGCTTTGGTGTCGACGGTGGTGACGAGAGTGTCGACAGTTTCCGCGAGGTTCTCGAGGGCGGCAGGGACATCGGCCGCATCGCTGTAGTCGTCGGGGTAGGGGATACCCCGGGTGGTGGTTGCCATTGTGTCTCCCGCGCCGCTGTCATCTGACGCGTCTAGAGTGTCGCAGAATGCTGTGAAATGCTAGTCAACACTCAATGTGTTGACGTTCTCTTACCTACTGACTCACTAGAGGGCTTTGATGATGTAGTTCAGCACCAGAAAAGGATCGAGCACCGTTACGGCGCTCCCCGATCCGGCGTTGGCGACATCCACCGTGCCCGTGACAGTTCCACCACTGATCGTGCCGCCAGTCACCGTGCCCCCGGTCACCGTGCCAGAAACCGTGTGTGTGTGGCCACCCTCGCTAGTGGTGGCTGCGCCCGAGAACGTGTGCGAGTGTGCGCCTTGGGTCTCACCAAGCAGCGAGATAGTGCTACCGGCCGCATTATTCGTTGTTACATCGACATCGCGAATGCGAGTCACATTGCTGCCGGTTCCCGATTGGAAAGCCACGCCAGTCGCGGTCACGGACGTGACGCGTGTACCCAAGCCGACGCCGTGGGCGTGCTCACCTGTGCCACCTACACTTCCCGACGATGTGTGCGAGTGACTTCCGTCTGACGACGTCGCATTACCTGTAAACGTCATGCCCGAGACAGTCAGGCCGGAGACCGTTTGACCAGAAACCGCGAACCCAGATGTGGTGGCCGTGTGCTTGTGACTGGGCATCTGCGCTTCAGTAAGCGTGACGGTTTTGGCGCCGCCGGTCGCACCAAGGGTGTTGTACGTGCCATCACTAGGGGATACGCCCGCGACGACGCGTCCTTGAAGGTTGGGCACTCGGAACAGGCCGGGTCCTGGCGGGCTGCCACCGTTGTAACGCGTACCGCACACGGCAAACAGGGCCGCGTACTGCGTGGTGGACACCGCCGACCCGTCGCATACCAGCCAACCATTGGGGGCCGTGGCACCCGCGTACGGTGCAATACACCCCACCGGGAAGATCTCAGCGTGCGTGTGGTTGCCGGCAGCGGCTTGGAACGCCTGGGTGCCGAGTGTGTGATGGAGGGCCGTGGCCGCTGTGTCGGTGTCCGGTGACTCATGCGACTGGGCCTGGGTATGTGTGTGGCCGTCCACAGCAAACGCACGGTAGGTGAGACCTCCCGGCTCGGTGCTGTCGGCAGCCAGGCCGTGACCGTCAGGTCCGACCTCGAGCACCACGTAGCCGCCGTCACCATCACCAGACAGCACGTCGCCCTTGCCTGTCAGTGATGACCTCGGTAGAGCGTCGACATCCTCTGCCGGGTGGGTGTGGCCCGTGCGACCGCCCGTGTCGGTGATGCGTCCACCGCTACTCATGTCCATATCAGGCCACCGTTATCCGCAGCGATCCGAGCTGTGTGCTGCCAGGGCTTACCTGGTAATCCGACGCTTGGTACCGGGAGGGCACTCCTCCCCAACCGATCCCCTTATGGGCGCCGTTGGTGATGAGTGAGTAGGCCCACGGAATGGGCAGCTCGAACCATCCGCTAGCGCCGCGCGGAAGCAGCCCAATGTCGTACACGCTGTCGTTCGGGGTGGGCTCACCGGTCGGTTTTGTGGAATAGCCGTGAAGGAACCAGTGAGAGAGAACCTCTCCTGGATCTCCCTGGTCGTTGCTTCGGTCGAGATAGACCTCGATCTTGCTCACGGTTGCGCCAAGAATGGGAAGAAATGGGTTAGGGGACCCGTAGAACAGGTACGTTGACTGGATCCCAGATGTGTCGCCCCACACCCACCCGTCACCGTGGTAGCGGTCATCTGTAGAGGGACGCCAGCCTGGGTCACTGCTTCCCGGGCGACCTGACTTCCACGTGGCGGCACCTGTGGGAGTGAATGTGTATGTCCCCGCTGCGACCGTGGATGATGACGCGGTGGTGAGTGTGACGGGGGATGACCACCGTGACCTTGCGGTGCCGAGGACTGATCGCACGGCGTAGGAGTTACGCGTATTGGGTGTCAGTCCGGTGGCGGTGTATGTCGTGGTTGCCGGGGTGGAGATGACGGTGTAAGCGTCCGCGACGTCAGCGACCTCGTATGTGGCATCTTGAACGGCTTGCCACGTAAGGGTCGCCTGTGTCGACGTAGTGCTTGCGACAGCAATACCTGAAGGAGGAGGCAGAGGCGCTGTGTAGGCGGCCATAGTGACGGCCCGTGTCCCTAGGGCCGTTTCGGCGCGCAGGATGAAGTCGTACCGGGTGTCAGGGTTGCCCACAAACGTGAAGGACTTGAACGCACCGTTGACAAGTGACACGTCGGTGCCGACGAGGAAGAGCGTGTAGTCGGTGTTTGTGCCGTCCCACGCAAGCTCCAGAGTGGTCCACGGTGGTGTGCCGTAGACGGCGGTGATGTAGTCAATGGGTTCAGTCGCCATTGGTGATCTCCTTTTTTGTCGCGCGCTGTAGAGCGGCGATGTATTCCTCGCTGTTTCCGGCGACGACTACGGTGTTGTTGGTGACGTTGTTGGTGACGGCGTTCTCCAGTCCTAGGATTTTCGCGCGCGTGGTGATGATGCGCAGGATCTGATCTACCGCCCGCAGTTCACCACCAAGGGCCCGGTCCCACAGTGTTTGCTGGAGGCGGTCCAGGCGTTCGATTTCCATGGCCAGAAGGGTGCGCTTGTAGCCTTCGTCGACGAGTCGAGCAGCAGCGGCGATCTTGTGCGCTACGAGGTTGGCGGCCTGGCCTTCACTGATGCCGAGCTCTTCAGCGATGTCCCACCATGACGTACCAGACGCCCGCAGTTCGTATGCACGGACAGCACGCTCGTTGTCCTCTTGCATGGCGTCCGCTTCGGAGCGAGCGCGCTGCGCTAGCTGAAACGAGTTGTCGGTCTTGCTCATGGTGTTCCTATCGTTGTGCCTTGAATGAAGACGCCAGCATCATGTGCGGCAAGGGCCCGCTGGGGGTTTCCTCGATGTCGCTTGAGGGCGCGGACGCGCTCCACGCGCGTGTAGCCGCCCCACACGCCGTACGGCTCGTGTCTGTTGAGTGCGGTGATGAGGCAGTCTCGGCGTACTGGACAAATGGCACAGATCTCTTTGGCTTTGTCCAGTAGCCGAGCTGACTGTGGCCGGCCGTCAGGGCCTCCGTACCACCACTCCTGCGGGAAGCTACGACACAACGCCCGTTCCTGCCAATACTGTCTCGCCGTGTAGCGCAAGGCAGGTGGCGTCGACGAGGTCCTGGGATCCGGTACAGGCGTCCCACCAATCGGGGTAGCGTCTGCGGAGCCAGTCTGAGACGTCGGTTTTGCCGGCGTTGCCATGCCCAACGGTGGTGGCCTTCCATGACGATGGAGGGGCCAAGACGACCTGAGCTCCCGCCTGTCGCGCACTCGAGGTGAGTGCGCCTGCCACCATGCCTAGGCGAATCCCGGTCCTGATGTTGCGGCTGATTCCCACGATCGGTGCCTCAACCACGACCAATGATGCCTGCGTAGCGCGCACAAGGTCAAACAGATATGCCGACAACGTGTCGAGGTCATCTAGCTCGTCGCCGCCCTTGAGCAGCAGTTCATGAAACGCGCTGATGCGTGGTGCGCTGTAGGCGATTCTGTGGGAACCGTAATCAACTCCGGCAATCGTCATGACGACCCCTGTCGGTTCAGCGTGCTGAGCAGGCCCTCATGTCCTAGATACGTATCCGGCGGCATATCGAATGCGCGCTGCCCCACTTCCGATCCGATGGTGTTGGCGACGGCCCGATAAGTCACGCCGATATCAACGTACTGTCCTTCCGGCAGCACCCACAGGTGGTACTGATTGGCAGCATCAAGGAGCCTGGACTCGGCTGGGAAGATCTCAACCGCTTCACGTTCAGCTCCACATATCTCGTTCTTGATCCACTGAAAGTGGCGCCAATCCCGGCACGCAGCCTTATCGAACCTCTTGATCGACAAGTGATGCGCTTCCTGTGGCAGTTCGTAGACCCATACGGTGTAGAGCTTGTTGACAGCGACGCCAACAAGTACCTCACCGTCAAGGAGCCCTATCGGGGCAGGATCGGGGACGATGCCCCACTGCAGGGGTTCCCAGTAACTCATGCGAACCCCCTCACCGTGGGACAGCTCTCGCGGAACGGACATCCCTCGTAGGTGGCGCCCTTCTGCATCTGGCACTCCTCGAGCATGGGTGGCAGGAACTCGCCGTTGATGTGTGTGACCAGGCTCGTCAAAGCTGCGTCTACGTCGCTCATGATCGACTCATCACGAGGTACCCGCAGTTCGGTGAACCTGCTGGGGTAGCCGCGGTCGATGTAGACGAGTGAGAACTTTTCAAGCGATGCCGCTTCCATGTACATGTGGACTTGCCACAGGTGGGCCAGCGACGCAGCCCGCCACTCCTCGTGCCCCTTTGCAAGATGGTCTTTGCGGCGCTGCTCCATTTTGGAGTAGATGTGGCTGCCGGTAGTTTTGATCTCCAGGCCTGTCCCGTCGGCGAGCAGACCATCCATGGACCCTCGAAGCATCCAGGGTTCGTAGGAGATGGACACTTCCGCTTCAGCTAGCCAGCCTGCCGACAAGCCTGCGAGCTGGTAGTAGTAGTGCAGTTGAGTGCCGGTGTTCATCATTTCGCGGGAACCGGAGTCGAAGTCCTCGCCAATGATTCCCAGGTAGGACAGAAGGTGCCGGCGCTCGCAGTACTGGATTTTGGGGTATCCGATCATGGAGAAACCGGATGCGCGTAGCCTTCCGGAACCATCGCTTCGGTCGACCTTGAAGTAGTCGTCAACCTGGATTTCCATGAGCGTCTTGAATGCGGAAGGCGTGACTTTGCCGCCCTCCTCGAGCCACTTGCGGTGCCCTACAGTGAAGGGCCGGTCCATGTTCATGAAGAACGCATCTCGGAGTTCGTGTGCGGGCGTGCTCATGGATTCTCCTTTCCGGGGATGTCGGTGAGTGCCCCGCCGGTGTTGAGTGCGGCAATGACTCCACCGCAGGCGGCTGGGCTGTGGCCTTCCAGGAGCGCTTTAGCCCCTGTGACCTTTCGTGGGTTTACCTTCGTGGCGAGGTCATGAAGGCTGATGAATGGTGCGTGTCTAACGATTTCCTCGGCGGCCCCATGCCCCACGCCTTTGATAGAAGTGAGGGACTTGCGGAGTGATTTGCCGTCGGGGTCTACGGCATAGTGCAATCCGGACTTGTTGACGTGGGCGCCTCGGACGGTGATGCCGCTGTCGCGTATCTCCTTGAGGTAGCTCTTTTCATGGGCGTCACCGGTGTAGACGGTGAGGAATGATGCCCAGAACTGGAGCGGGTAGTGAATCTTGTACCAGCCCGTGAGATATGACACCTGCGCGTAGGACACGGCGTGTGCCTTGTTGAATCCGTAGTTCGCGTAGGCCTGCATCACATGGGCTAGCCACGCGAGATCGTCCACGCTCATACCGTGGGCGATTCCGCGCTGGTTGATGCTGTCCATGAGCTGCTTCATGCGAGCGCTGGCCGCGGCGACGGCCGAGTTAGATGCCTTGATCGCCTGTCGCACGTCCTCGATCTCTTCACTTGTGAGGCCGAGGTCGCGCATGATGCTGATCGCTTGCTCCTGGTAGAGCACGACACCGTAGGTTTCAGACACATGCCTTTCGATGATCGGATGCCTTTTAGGTATGGGTTGCTTCCGGGTGCGGCGCTCTAGGTACATGTCGGTCTCGCCGTTGTCCATGAGCGCGGGCCGGAACAGCGCCATAGCCGCTACCAATTCACTGAATTTCTTGGGCTTGAGTCGCTTCATACCAATCGTGGACGAGCGCCCTTCAACTTGGAATAAGCCACCGGTGTTGCCTTTCGACATCGAGGTGTAGACGTCGGTTTCGGTGTAGTCAACGTCGTCGAAGTCGATTCCGGTGGCATCTCGGACGAGCCGTAGCGCCGTAAGTGTCTTGACGCCGAGTACGTCCAGTTTGACGTAACCCAAAGCCTCGGCTTCTTTCTTGTCGAAAGCGGAGACCACAGTGTTAGATGAGGCCACCCGCAAGACAGGGATGGTTCTGATCGTGGTCTCATCTGGGGCGACGATAAATCCGGCCGCTCCAACGCCCACGGTCATGTAGGGCTCGTACTTCGCCAGGTGAATGAGTTTGGCTTCTTCTTCATCGCTGAGCGTGTCAGGGCTAGCGTTCTTTCCGCGGCGCAACATCGCTTTGTACTGGACAACGAGTGATCCTTGTAGTGGGCGCGTGTCGCTGACCCGGCCGGTGCTGAATGTTGCGATACGCAGCGTGGGAAACGCACTAGATAGCCAGTCAACGATTTCGCCGCGACGCTCCGGATCCACATCAATGTCAACGTCTGGTGGCTTGGCCCTGTCACTGGACAGGAATCGGTCGAACCGTAGATCCCATGCGAGCGGGTCGATGTTGGAGATGTTGAGCAGCCAGCAAAGAAGACTCGCTGATGCGGATCCGCGAATGTTGTAGACGATGCGGTTGGCGCGGATCCAGTCGGTGACGGTGGCTGTGAAAAGTAGGTAGCCGGCGAATCCGGCCTTGAAGATGACATCGAGCTCTTCATCCATTCGGGCGTAGTACGCGGCCTCGTTCTTGGCCTTGATAACGCCTGTTGTGAGGCGGTCGTGTATGGCGGCCTGGACGCGTTCGTAGAGGTCTTTGTCCGGGTCCATGGGCATGGACACATCGGGAACTGCAATGGTGAACGTGTCCAGCTCGGGGATGGTTACGTCGCATCGGCTGAGCAAAAGCTCCATGTCGGCTGTGGCGCGTGCCCAAGCGTCTCCGCTAAACCACTTACGCACTTCACTTTCGTCGGTGAAATGCAGTGGGTGTGTGTTGGTGACGTAGTCTGCGGTGTAGGCGTTGATGTCGTTGAGTGTTTGCCACGCTGGCGCATCGTCGGGAGTGAGGTATCTCGGCCCAGTTGTGATAACGGTCCCGATGGACGCCGAGTCTGCAAGATCAATGCGTAGCTGTGTAGCGGATGCGGATGAGTCTCCGAGCACGGGGAACAGATCCATCCACGCGCCTGCACCGAACCACCCGTTGAGGGCGGCCAGCACGTTGCTGGCGGCTTCTGGGCTGCCGTGGCGAAGGAGCTTGTCGAGGAGCCCGTCGTGTGGTCCACCCGTCAAGCAGGCGAGTCCGTCGAGCATGCCATCTTCGGCTGCTGACGCGAGATCGCCGATGTCGATGACCCCGTCTTTGTTGTGCACATGCGCTGTGCGCGTGAGGCCGGCGAGGTTTCGGTAGCCGCGCTGCGTGGTGGCGAGGACGGTGAGGTAGCCGGTAAGGGGCCTGGTGCTGGTCTTGTTCAGAGCCACTAGCAGGTCCATGCCTGGTACGGGCTTGATGTCGCTCTTGCGTGTGTAGGTGTATAGCTCGGTGACGCCGGAGAGGGAGCCCCGGTCGGTGATGGCGATGGCCGGGTGCCCCCTCTCCGCTGCGAGCGCGACGTAGTCACGTACGGCGGGAAGGGCGACCCGGATGCTGTTTTTGCTGTAGGTGCGGGCCGACCAGTACACGGTGGTGTCCTTTCCGATGCTGTGTCATCAGCACACGTGGGGTATGAGTAGGTTGATGTTGGTTTGCCCGTGGGCTAGATGCACGGCGGATACGCGACGGCCCCAGGAGAGGTTGGGGATGGTGGCGTGTTCTTCACCGAGGGTGTCCACGGGGGTCGCGAACTCCAGTGGGGCGATTTCTTCAAATGCTCGCCATACTGGCTTGCGGCCCATGATGGGTGGGTCGTGCAGCAGCACGATGATTCGTGTGCATGTGCGGCACTGCTTTGCGCCGACGTTGTCTCCTAATGCGGCAGCCATTAGCGCAGCTCCGAGAGGCCGGCCGCTTCTGAGATCAGCTTGTAATAGGCCTCGGCGCATCCGGGGCCTCGAGCGAACACCAATCCCGCACAAGCCATGATGTCAAGCACGTCCAGGATGCTTGGACCTACTTGCACTTCCCAGTCTCCAGCTATGAGGTGGTCGCGAAATTCACGTGCCAACTGCTCTTGGCTTTCCGGCACGGGCCGTGGCGTTGCCTCGGCGGCCATCAGAATGGCTCTGAAAGACGTGACTCGTCGGCCCGGAACTCCGCATTCATCTCGGCTAAAGAGTCATAGGTGCGGGACCAAGGTGCTACGGATGCATCGAGGAACTTGGCGAGGCACTGGTGGCTGCAGAAGTGGCGGGCGTGGGCGGGGGATCCCTGGTACCACTCGCCACTGGTGTCAGCAATATTCGCTGTTATCCATTGCGGGGCAATGACGGTGTTATCACGAAGTAGCGTGGTGTGGCTGTGACAGCCGGGGGCTTCACAGTAGGCTCGGGTGTTGATAGTCACGTGGTTCTCCTTTTCCGCGTTGTTGGTGTGTGGCGCCTGTAGGGGGCAGTCAGGGGGGACTACCCCCTACAGGTCACACCGGTCGACTACTTGGGCAGATCAGCGGAACTGGTCCAGCCGATCGAGTTGGCCAAGTTGATGAGGACCTCACGGGAGGCACCTCGAGGAGCAGCAACCCCGGCGTCTACCAGGAGCTTCTTCAGCCGGGTATCGGCGATGCCGTCGAATGGGTCCACCACAGTGGCTGCCCCATCGAACGCCGCAATAGCGTTCTCAAGGTCCTCGACCGCGGTGTTGTCATCGGTGAAGGGATCCTCAACCGTGACGGGGTTGGAGATGACGTTCTGTGACGCCATCTCCATGTTGATGACCTTGACGGCGTCTTCCACCCGGGCGCGGATGTCGCCAAGGATCACGTCGATGGCGTACGGCTCAACGGGGTCGATGGGCGTGACCTCGCTGTTCTTCGTCAGCCGCACCGTGGACTGAATGTAGACGGGCTTGCCGCCCTCCTTGGGCACGTCCACGCGCATGTTCCATGCGAAGAGGGTGCAGTCGAAGTTGGGGTCCTCGTCGCGTCGCTCCATGAGCTTGCTCTCGACCTGCTGGGCAAGCATGTTGGAGAACTTCAAGATGATGTGCTGGCCGGGCTGGGGCTCGTAGTCGGAGTTCTTCTCGCCCATGCTTCCCCCGAGGAAGATCGCGTTTACTGCGACGACCTTCTTGGGGTAGACCTTGCCGTCCTCGTCAAACTTGCCGGGCTCAATGAGGTCGATGAGTGGGTCGCGGGCGATGGCGGGGAAGACTGCCAATCCGGGAGGCAGCGGGTATCCGCCGCGGAGCCCGCCGAAAGCGCGAAGCTCCTTGTAGTCGAACCAGTCGTGGTCGGGGTCGTCCCAGGGGTTGTTGAGGAACTGGACGATGGCGTCAGTGTTGGACTTGACGCTGTACATGCGAATGCGCGGGCTACGGTCCTCGTTATCGTTGTCGATGCGAATGGTGTCGTTGCGGTGCCTGAGAATGGGTGCTGCGGTCACTGGTCTCACTTGTCCTTTGCTGTTTTTTCGATGATTGCCCGGCTGTGGGCGGTGTGGTTGAGGTAGGTGTTGATGAGGATTTCTTGCACGCGGCCGACGTGCTCGATGTCGGTTTCGCCAGGGAAGGCGTTGTCTCCGTACTTCACGTAGATGCGTACGGGGCGGCCGTTGACGATGATGTCGTGCCCGATGTGCAGTTCGCACATGGCGTTTTCGGTGATGGGAATGCCCTCGTCCTCGGGGGCCTCGGTGTCGTCAGCTGGCGTAGTCATGGGCGTCCTCGGTGATAGCGGAGAACGTGACGTACGCGGCTCGCGGCTTGACCGACAAGGTTGACGCGGTCTGTTCGGT